TTTTTGAGTTTTTACTTCAATACAGTCTAATTCATCTAAATGCGTTTGCATGTATGGAAGATAATAGCCACCTTTAACATGTGGCATATGTGATAGGATTTGTTTGTAATCAGTCAAAAACATTAAAGTCAGACTTTGCTATAGTTTGAGCAATAATGGTTGATGCTGATAATGGACTCTTAGTCATACGCTTATGCTCACCGCCACCAAGCAAGAGATATCCAAAAGCATCACCTACGTGTGAATGTTCGTTTTTGTTTGGCGCATCTCTAAATCTTTCTTGGCCAGCGCCAACTGATACACGTTTAAAATGATAACCGCCAGCTAAAGATTTACGAATCATCTTGCATTTAGCATTCACAATAAGGCCTGGTTTACCAGCAATTAATCTTTGCATAGGCGCAGCTGCTGCTTCTCGTCTTACCTTAAAGTCATTGGATGGTGTTGGCTGTGCGCGTAATCCTAATGTACGTAAGTAGTCAAAGGCTGTGACTTCGTAAATAGCATCTCGTTGCATACCAGCTGGGTCACCCCATAACATAACTTGTGCTTTAGGATATTTAGCATTGAGTTCTGCTAATAACTGCTGACCAAATCTTTCAAGACCCATATCAAAAGTTACAATCTCATCTAAGATAATCCATCGGCCATTAGGCAATCTTTGTCCTACCACTGCGGCTGGTGTTAAACCAAAGTCAAGACCAACTTGTAATGCATGGTCTGGATCATAATCTACTTCACCACTCATTGAGTGATCGTCATATTCTGGCCATACGGGTCTACCTTCTTGAACGTATGTATATTTACCTTCAGCATAACATTTAATCCAATCTAAATTTTTACCGCCAAGCATTTGCATGTAATAACCCGCTGGTAGATTACTTACGTTTTCAGCTTTAGGATTAATCTTCCACCAACGACCTCCAGAAAATATATGATCGTTTGCTTCTGGATTCTCTGGTAGATCACCAGGTGATACTTCAGTCACACCACCAGGTTGTTTAAAGAATTGCCATGCATACTTACCTGATAACTTTTCTTTCTCTGCTAATCTAAACCACCAATGGTCATCATCCATTGGATTAGTATCCATCCACACACCATGCCAGGTAGGTCCGCCATCACGTTGTGTCGGATACCGACCCACACGATGTGTAAGTCCATCAATAACTGCTTTAGGTAATTCACGAGCTTCATTGACCCACGCTCCTGTCAGTTCAAGTGATAGTAATTTACGTACGTCTTTAGGTTGATCCAATGCTAAGAAGATTACTTCACAATCAATCCCCGCAGCATCACCCCTTGCTGGAAGTCTGATGTGATGAGTAATAGGAGGAGTATATAGCATCGGACCAAAAGTGTTTTCTGGAAATAAATCTTGCCATGTTTTAATCGTTGTTGTTTTTAATTCAGGATATGAGTTACGCACAATCACAAATCGTGTATAACGAATGCCATCTACTGGAGATGGTTTCTGCCTGACTGCTCGCATCATAATTTCTGCGGCACATGCATAGGATTTACCAGAACCTACAGGCCCCATCAGTCCACGCACGAATGCATCTGACTGTAGGAATTGCCAAGTCGTTGGCGCTGTAGAAAAATCTAAATCAATACCAGGACCATGAATGGCCTTTGTTGATTTCTCTTTTGTATTAGCCATCGATGTCTTTAATTTCTAGTGCTAGCAATTGATTTAACACTGCGACCTGTGCTTGCAAAGCATCTATAATCTGTAAAGACTCCGTTTGATAAATGTTATTTAATGCATACTGATCCCGCAACTTCTGGATACGATCTTCTAAATTATTTGGTGCGCTCATTAAATTCCTCCTCAATTTGTAAACGATTTGCCACTAACATAATATAACCAGCTATATCTACCCAATTGTCAGTATGATATGGATCACCATAAAGAATACGACTAATCTTATGGATCGTCATATCTAATGACTCTTGCATATCTGGATCTAGCCTCATCCAGTTATTGTTTTCATTCCGCATGCTTTCTTTGACTGTTTGAATGAAAATGCATTTAGACAAATAATCACCATGCGTTAATTGACGTTCATTCAGTATCTTTGTTATCTTGTCCTGTGGTTTCGCCATTGTCTATAATCTCTGGTGCGCGTATGTTAATACCTAATACGCTTGGTTTATCTGATTCTTCTGGATTATCTAGTAAGCCAGATGCCTTTGCAAGTAAACGTAAGACTCCAACTTTATCCCACAACTCAATGTCCAGAGTCGTATAACTATTTCCTTCCTTATCAACTTTAGTATTCGACTTAATGGACTTAATGGCTTGTAAAGCGTGGGGCGGTATATCCTTACTCGGTTTAACTTTAATATTGCCTTGCTCATCCCATTCCATAATGTCAGTAAGATTTGTATTCGCCATACACAAAAGAGAATAGCTAACAGCTTCACGATTCTGCTGAAGCGTAGTCGAGCGCTCAAGTTTCTTTTGCAAGCTACGGACACCACCATAGCCAGCAAGAGAAGGGATTGGATTTTTCTTTTTGACTTCATCCATTAGAACGGAATATCGTCAATCATATCGTGGATCGGTGCAGCTGATGCATTGCTTGGTGTAGCTTTAGCCACCTTTGGTTTACCTAAACTGACACTGATATATTCTTGATTGCTATGTCCACTGACTTTTTTAGACACATTAAGATAATAGATGTTGCCTTGTAAGTCTGCAAACTCACCAGTCCAGTCAGCATGCCAATCTTCTTTTTTATTCTTGTTTGTAAATGCAACTCCAGTACCTGGTTTACGTTCTCTTTGTTCTGCCATAGCTTTCTCCTTTATTTAATTGGCTTAACTTCAACACGTCTGTCCATACAATCTTGACATAACCATCGTCTATTTTTACCATTAAGTGATACTTTCCACTTACCATGGTGACTTTGTTTATGTCTTGAACAAGCTGAACAGAATCTTGTTCCTAACGGACTTGGCTCTGCGTCAATGTAATGCGCATGCTTAAGTACCATATTCACTTATACTAACGACTGCTGCTCCACCTTTCTTAGGATCACTTCGTGTAATGGATAACATATCAATCTGTGAGTCATCATCATATACATTAGCTGCCATTAATGCATCCAAAATAGCTTTTAAGCAATTATCGAGATCAAATATACGCCTACTTCTAGGATGAATATAAATATTAACAGAAAGGCGAGCATTGCCAAAAGATCCCACTTTGTCACGCGTGCAGATGGCTTGGACTGCTGTCTTGAATAATACGCCTTCCTTTGATATAAATCTTCTTTTGCCATTGGCTCTCCAATATGTATTGACACTTGGTGGATAAGGTAACTCGATGACCATTAAATTATCTTATTAAGCCTTGAATTAATATCGTTGCCTTTAGAAAGATAGGCTTTAATTGCATCATTAATAATACTAGCCTTTGGTTTCTCTTGTTCTTTAGCTGCTTTATCTAATAACTCAACACTAGATGGTGTGAGTCTCACTAAGAATGGTTTTAATTCGGTACTCATTCGATCTCCTTATACTTGGTTACTTGTTTAACAACTTTCTTTTTATCTTGCACATTTGCCTGTGGTTTCTTATTTCTTAAAAATACTGGCAAAACACAATCAATCGCTTTATATGCTTTTAGATTAGGTGGATCATCTTTCCATCCTGGTGATTTAAGTTCCACTTGACCTTTATCATTTTGATACTTGACTTTGTATTCATAGTTGCCAAACGCTTTAGCCATGGAACGCATCCACTCTTTAGCATCCATTGTGTTTAATATCTCATTTCATAATTAATATTAAAATCAGGATCTGCTTTTAGATTAAACCTAGGGTCTGCATTTAGATTAAATCTTGGATCTGCCTGTAAATTAAATCTAGGATCTGCTTTTAAATTGTATCTTGGATCTGCATTGAGATTAAATCGAGAGTCACCATAGATGTTGCCACCTTGTGAGTTCACCCATCTACCTTCACTGTCTATAAACATGAGTTCTTCTGAATGCACATATGTTGCACATAAGATAGTAAGCAGTAATATGTTTATTATTTTCATGTCAATCAATATATATCATAAAGATATCTGTGTCAATCATCATTAATAACTTGACTCATATTTCATTATCTATTATATTAATCATAACGGGGCCATTACCCAGCCCTCCTAAATGTAGTAGCTGACAGATAGGGATAAACGTGGTGTAAGTCGGTGGATCTTTCTTATTAGTTGCTCTCGGATGAGATCAAGTAACAGTATCGGGGATCAGATCACTGAACATAGAGCGTAGTGCCATCTATGTCACCTAGATAAACGAGAAGCTACAACCCTAAAAGGTTAGTAAGATAATTTAACAATACTGTTTTATTATCGGGTTAGGTTCTATTTCGGCACGAACTATACACAATGTTCATCTATGTTGTCTACAAAGCTCTTGATATCATCCTATTTGGTTTGTATTTAGTCTATATATTTATAAATGAAATCCTAAGGTAAGGTTTGCTTCTGCTAAAACATACCATGGTGATACGATATCTGTTGTCATGTGTCTTGAAAAAGTTATATTAAAATATAACAAGTCATTAGAGCCACAATGAAATATTGACAAACTGTCATATATCACTTTTTTGGATTTAATTCCTAATTTCTGGGAAAAATTTGCTTCAAGTACCCCACGATATTAGTGGTGGTGCGGGGGGCATATGGTGCCTTTCAGGATATCGGATAGTGTTACAGCCTAGAATGATATTGCTTCTAATCCTTGATAAATAAGGGATGTCACAAGAGGGGTATTGATTTTATAGGATGCCAAATGAACGTTTGCTATACTATGAGACAGCTTCAATCACCTAGAGCCATGCGGGTTCTGACTTCTTTAGGTGTTAAGCCTTGTGCCAATAGCTTCTCAGCTGTTATGAGATCGCTCTCTTTTGTTATAGTTAAAAACAAACTAGCTAACTCATCATCACTCTGAATTCCTGATTGATTTACCTTATCAGGTATCACTTCCTGATTTAAACTATTGATTATCTTATTAGTCTTTAATATCTCGCTTATATCAGCATTAGTGAATTGATGCTCTTTTAAATCATCATCTTTGATCTTTTCATCGTAGATAATTCGCCTTGTATTGCCTTTCAACATCGGAAAATAGTTTGATTGTGTTTCAATAATGCCTTGCGCTTCTAACTTATTTAAGTGTTTAAGTATGTTCGCTGGCGTACAGCCTAAGTCTTTAGCGATAGTCTTTAGACTAACAAAACTATAGCCGCCTCGATTGCAATAACTAGCTAATATGGCTAGCACTCTTAGATTTTCACCGCTTACTTTTCTATTCAAAAAGGCTTTCAATGGAACTACACAAAAGCGCCTTTGATCCTCATTTTTAACTGTTTTTAGTTTTATTTGCTCGGGGATTTTGTATTTAGATTCAGTCATTTATGCATTTTATCAAATTATTTTCATTTTACCTATTGACATGCTTTAAAATCTGATTTATTGTTAGCGCGTAGATATCTATTATCTATAATTTTATAAACTATGAAAGGTAAATAAAATGGTCACTTCACTTAATAAATATATGCTCATTATGGATAGTCTTTTAAGAGCTTATAAACTTAATTTACATGTAGACCCTTATTCAGTGTCTAGCGTTTATAACATCCCATTAAAAGAAGCAAATCAAATAGTAAATAATTTTAACTTAACCATGAAAGGTAACTAAAATGAGAACTAAATATTCAAGCAATAGCGAACTTTCCCATATTTGGGCAAATGATCCAGATTCTAGCGTTTATAAAAGCGCTAATTCAATGTCATGTCACTTTGGCAAACTATTCAGCTATGCGACATGTATCGGCGAAATAGTCACTAAACCAGCTGGGCGTGATACTGTTATCTATAATAATGCTAGCTATAGCAATTCCACAGCTAAGCATCAGAACTTTATGCGATCAGCAACACGTCATTATGATGTGATTAATCTTAATATCCCTAGAATGGGTCTTTCAACGCTCGTTTATGGTCAAAATGATTTCAATA